ATACGAGCCGCTCGAAGGCTCCAAGAACGGCGGCCTGCACTTCCTCGAACAGGAACTCGTCGAGTGCTCGCTCGTCAGCGTGCCCGCTAATGCGAATGCCTTGGCGATTGCCAAGTCCATCGGACTATCCCGCGAGACGCAAAGCCTGATCTTCGGCGTGCCAGCCGAGCCGGATCAGCGGCCCATCGGCGTGCCAGCCGGATCAGACACCCTCATCCGAAAGCACAAACCGATGAACCAGCTCAGCGAACGCATCCAAGCCAAACAGACCGAGCTCGTCGCCATGCGCGACCAGTTGACCAGCATCGACCCCGACGAATCGTCGAAGATGGATGACCTCACCGTGCGCATCGAGGAGGCGCAGAACCTTATCGCCACCTGGGAACGGGCCGAGAAGGCGCTGGGCGCCACGGCCAGCGACACCGTCAACGTCCCGGCGGCCCGCACAACGGTGTACGCACCGAACCAGCCGCTGCCGGCAAGCGCACCCAAAGTCTGGGCGCAGCCGAAAAAGAAGGAAGAGCCTGGATATCTGTACCTGCGCCACATGGCCTGCGTGGCGCTGTCGCACATCACCAAAAAGCCGATCGATGTGGTGATGCAGGAACGCTATGGCAGCTACGGGGATTTCGACGTTACCCGCGGGGTCAGCGACTGGTTTATCCGCGCCGCCAGCGCGCCGGCAACGATCGGTGGTGCGGGCTGGGCCGATACCCTCGCCACCACGACCTACGGCGAATTCCTCGATCTGCTCTATCCCGGCTCGGTCTATGGGCCGCTGTCGTCCTACGGGTTCAGAGCAACCCTCGGGCGTTTTGCGGTGCTGTCGATGCCGACCCGCGTCACCACACCCACGGTCGCGGGGTCGTTCATCGCCGAAGGCGCGCCGATCCCCGTGAGGCAGGCGGCCTTCACGCCGATCACCATCGGCCTGAAAAAGATGGCGGTGATTACGTCCTACACGCGGGAAATCGCCGAGCATTCCAACCCGCAGATTGAAGCCATCCTGCGCTCGCTGATCATGGAAGACACGCATATCGCCATCGACACGATCCTGCTCGATGCGACGGCGGTGAGCAGCGTCCGACCGGCTGGCCTGCGCAGTGGCGTTGCCGGCCTGACACCGACAGCCGGTGGCGGGTTCACCGCGCTGGTCGGCGACATCAAGCAGATGATCAATGTTCTGGCCGCCGCCAATTCGCTGCGGTCGCCCGTGTGGATCATGCACCCGTCGCAGACCAACTCGATCGGCCTGACGGCGACGGCGAACGGCGTTTTCCCGTTCAAGCAGGAAATCGACGGCAGGACGCTGCAAGGCTACCCGGTGATTGTTTCGAGCACCCAGACATCGGGGACAGTCATGCTGCTGGACGCCGCCGACTTCATGTCGGTGAGCGGGGACGACCCGCGCTTTGAGGTCAGCGACCAGGCGACGCTGCACTTCGAGGACACGACGCCGCTGCAACTGACGACCGGCGCACAAGGCTCGGGTGTCGTCGCAACGCCGACGCGGTCGATGTACCAGACCGACAGCCTGGCGCTGCGCATGATCCTGCCGATGAACTGGGCCATGCGCCGCACCGGCGTCATCGCCTGGATTGCGGCGGTCACTTGGTAGGACGACGGTACACCTGGCGCATTCCGGCGCAGTGGTTGCTGCGCCGGATCGTCACCAAAGGAGACGACGATGCCGGAAGAGGATCTAAGCCCATATCCGAGCCAGGCGGAACTCAACGAGATGGTGCTGGCCGCCGTCCTGACGGCGCCGCTAGGGGAGCCAAGGATCGTCGCACGCGACGGCGACGACCTCACCCCGGTGATGACCCAGGCACAAAATGATTTTGCCATGCTGGTCGCCTGCGGGCCGCCGCCGGAATCGCTGCCGCCGATCAACATCGACGTTCCCAGCGTGCAGCCGCAGAGTGCTGCGCCCGGTGAAACGCTTACCTGCACGATGGGGAACTGGGCCGGCATGGACGCGGAACCGCATTCTTACGCCTACCAGTGGCTGAGCGACGGCGAGAGCGAGATTGGCACCGGCGACAGCTACACCGTGGTCGCGAGCGACAGCGGCACCAGCATCAGTTGCGTCGTCACCGCGACGAACGCCAATGGCTCGACGGCGGCGCCGCCATCGAACGCGGTTGCGGTGAATGGCAATGGCGCCACCCGCGGCCGCAGCCGCCGTGGCTGAATCGACGGCGCTGGCGCGGGTGCTGTCGGCCGCCGGCCGCATCCTGCGCCCGCGTGCCAAGCAGCAGATCGGCAACGGCTACCTGCTGCCGCTCGGCGGCGGCATCATCCCCACCGACTGGCCGCTGAATTACTGGCAACTCGGCTATAACCCGCTGCCGGCCGGCGGCGGCGCGATCGTCTATGCCTGTGTCGCGGCCTATTCCCAAACGACGGCAATGTGTCCCGGCACGCACTGGCGCTCGACCGGCGATGGCGGCCGCGAGCGGGTGGCGAATTCGGCGCTCTCGCGCATCCTCAAGCGGCCGAACAGCTATCAGTCGATCAGCGACTTCCTGCTCAACCTCACCGGCGCGCTTTACGACACCGGCAACGCTTATGCGTTGGCGCTGCGCAACAACCGCTACGAGGTCAGCGAGCTGCACCTGATGGATTCGCGGATCTCGGCACCGCACGTCGCGGTCGATGGCAGCGTCTATTACAACGTCGCCGGCAACCCGATGGTCGAGGCCAGCATCCCGCACGATGCGCTGACCGCGGTTCCGGCGCGCGACGTGCTGCACATCCGGCTCGATACCCGCAACATGCGCTACCGGCCGCTGATCGGCGAGCCGCCGCTGGTCAACGCAATGACCGACATCGCCGCCTCGAACGCGATGGTGCAGCAAGCCCTCGCCTTCACCGCCAACCAGGCGCGCCCGAGCGGCGTGCTGACGACCCCTGACCTCTTTGACGAAGCGCAGGTCGCCGCGACGCGGGCGCGCTGGGAAGAGGTCACCAGCGGCGCCGGCGCCGGCCGCACGCCGATCCTTACCGGCGGGCTCAAATGGGAGCAGACCGCAACCACCAGCCGCGACGCGCAACTCGCCGAGATGCTCCAGATCACCGATGGCCGCATCGCCTCGGTCTATCGCATACCGCTGGAGTTGCTCAGCCTGTTCACCGCGGGGGCGCCGCCCAAGGCCGCCAGCACTGAGAATTTGATGCGCTTCTGGATTGCCTCGGGGCTCGGCTTCTGCCTCAACCATATCGAGGAAGCCGTCGGCAATTTCTTCGGCCTCGGCGGCTGGCCGGACGAATACCTCGAGCTCGACACCGCGGCGCTGGAGCGCAGCAACCTGAAAGACCGCATCGCGGCGCTGGCGCAAGGTGTTCAAGGCGGCATCTTCTCACCCAACGAGGCGCGCCGCCTGGAAGACCTGCCCGAGGCGGAAGACGGCGACGAGCCGCGGGTGCAGCAGCAGGTCGTGCCGCTCAGCGCCTGGTCGGCGACGCCGCCCGCGACCTCGGCGCCCGCTTCTGCACCGGCCGCACCGCCCGAGGATTCGCCTTCCGCAGACTCCGGGGATGTGCCGAATGCAAACCAGATCAACGCCAGCGTCGTTCGTACCTTCCGATCAGCCAATGTCCGACATCTCCACGCTTGACGCGCTGGCCGAGGAACTAGGCGCCGTCGCTGCCCGCATCGAACGGGAACTGAGGCTTAGCGCGTCTCTGGCGCTCGCTCAGATCCGCGCCAGCCAGGCCGAGAGCGAGTTGCGTGTCGAGCGCTTGATCGGCGAAAAGCTTGCCGCTTTGCAGAATGGCCCACCGGGGCCGCCAGGCGAGCCAGGAGCGCGGGGAGAGCCGGGGGAGGCTATCACGGGGCCGCCAGGGGAACGGGGCCTTCCTGGGCCTCCTGGCGCGCCCGGTGAGGTCGGGCCGCCAGGGGCGCCAGGCGCCGACGCGCCGGTCGGCGAAGTCTGCGGGCTTTATGACCGTGAACGCTCGTACCGCAAGTTCGATCTCGTCACCTTCCACGGCTCGGAATGGCGAGCCCGGTGCGACGATCCGGCGGCGCTGCCCGGCGATGGCTGGGCGTTGTCGGGCCAGGTCGGCGGCCGTGGCAAGGCAGGAGAGCGCGGAGAGCGCGGGCCACCAGGCGCAGCCGCACCGAGGATCGTCGATTGGGCTATTCAGGATTACCGCGCCGCGCCGATCATGAGCGACGGCTCGACCGGCCCGGTGCTCGACGTTCGCTGCTTCTTCGAACTTTTCC